GTGAAAATCGTGTTGCCAGAGTTGATAACCGCTGCGAGATTACTCGCGGCAAGATGTCCCGTATGGTCGCATATGACCCGGTTCCAGGTTGGGTCAGGGCGGAAGATGCTGACGTATTTTGGGATCGTGTTGAGTCCATAGAGTCCGTTGGCGAGGTTGATACCTACGACATTGAGTGCTGGTCGTATGGGAATTTCGTCGGTGATGGCGTTGTCATGCACAACTCCACTGCCATCACGTTTGCCTACGTGATTTATATGCTGCTGTTTCGGAAGTGCCAGCACGTATTGATATTGGGCGCCAATGAGTCTCTGGCGAACTCGTTTCTCAACGACATCAAGGTGGAGTTGCTTGAGAACGATGAAGTCCGCCGTCAGTTTGGTGTAGACCGTTTCCAGAAGGATACTGAATCCGAATTGATCTGCGGGTTCAAGGACGGTCATAAGTTCCGCATCTTGTGTAAAGGTGCGGGGCAGCGTATGCGTGGTGTCAAGTGGGAGCGGAAGCGCCCTGACCTAGTCATCTTCGACGATATGGAGGATGAGGATCAGGTGATGAATGAGCAGCGCCGTGAGAAGTTCCGCAAGTGGTTCACGGGTACTGTGGCGCCTATTCTGTCTCATTCGGGGATTATCCGTGGTGTGGGGACGATTATCGGCTTTGACTCGTTCCTCGAGCGTTGTATGCCGCCTGAGAAATCTGCGGAGACGGTGAAAGAGTCTCTGTTTGACTACTCCGAGGACAAGTCACGCGCATGGCTGGCGATGAAGTTCCGCGCTCACAACCCCGATTTTTCGGAAATTCTGTGGCCGGAGCATCGTTCTGAGGAATGGCTGAAGGCTGAACGCAAGGCGTATGCCGAGATTGGTCAGTTAGACATTTACGGGCAGGAGTATTTGAACTTCCCCGTGGACGAGTCGGTTTCCTACTACCGGAAAACCGATTTCCGCCCGATGAAGGACGGCCACCATGAGATACGCAAGACGTATTACGCGGGTGTCGACCTTGCGATTGGTGAGAAGCAGCGCAACGCCTATTCGGTGATTGTGGTTGGCGGGCTTGATCTGGACGGAAACCTGCACATTGTTGATGTGAGGCGGGGTCGGTGGGACTCGTTGCAGATTGTTGAGGAATTTTTCTCTGTTCAGCAGCGGTGGGACATAGACACCTTTCGGGTTGAGTCGGAGAACATTGCTAAGGCGATTGGCCCGTTCCTGTACCGGCAGATGGACGAGAGCCGGATATACCTGAACATTGATGACCGCTCCCCCACGAAGGACAAGGATGCCCGTGGTCGGTCGATGCAGGCGCGTATGCGTGCGGGCAAGGTCTAGTTTGACTCGGAGGCAGAGTGGTACCCGGATTTCCTTGAGGAACTGACCCGCTACCCGAAGCATCCGTTCAAAGACCAGTTTGATGCGTTTTCGTGGTTGGGCCTCATGTTGGACGAGATGGTTGAACCCATGTCCGACGAGGAATACGAGGACGAAATTTTTGAATCGCAGTTTGAAACCGACTTCATTGATGAAGGTCGGGACGCCATGACGGGGTATTAGTGGACTTACCAAAAATCAAGTTCTCAGAACTTCAAAAATCCAAGAACCTCACGGATAAGTTTGATGACGATCAGCTTCGGCGTCTCGGTCATCAGGTGCATCAGGACTACACGACGGACGATGAGACTCGTTCGGGGTGGAAGGAGCGCAACAAGGAGGCGATGAAACTCGCCCTTCAGGTCGCGGAGAAGAAGAACTACCCGTGGCCGAATGCGTCGAACGTCAAGTTCCCGCTGCTGTCGCAAGCCGCACTTCAGTTCCAGGTGCGTGCGTATGGCGCCATGTTTAATGGACCCGAATACGTGAAGCATCGTGTTATCGGGCAGGACGAGGCTGGCACGAAGGCTGCACGGGCCTCCCGCGTCTCTCAGCACATGAACTACCAGTGCCTAGAGGACGATGAGTGGGATGACGCTCACGACCGCTTGCTGATGGTGCTGCCCATTGTCGGCATCTGCTACATCAAGCGTTATTGGTGTACTGAAGATCAGGACATCAAGACGGGCATTGTGCTGCCTGACAAGCTGGTTGTTCCGTACAGAACCAGTTCGCTTGATACGGCGCCGCGAATCTCCGAGGTTCTGGAAATTTACCCGCGCCAGATTAAAGAAAACCAGATGGCGGGAATCTATCGGGACGTTGAACTCGGCCCCGCCCCTGTTCTGGAGCCTGATGAAGCGGACAAGCGTGTTGGCATTTCGCAGGCACTTGACGATTCTGACCGCCCGCGCTGCATCATTGAGCAGGGGCGCTATCTCGACCTCGACGGTGACGGCTATTCTGAACCGTACACGGTGACGATAGACGAATCGTCAAAAGAGGTGTTGCGTATCGTGCAACGCTTTGGCGTGGTTGTGTCGAAGCAGTCGCAGCTTATTGAGCAGAAGCAGAACCAGATTTCCAACCTCCGCGTTGCGGCCCAGGCCTTGTTTGAACAACTGCCACAACCTGTTGACGGGCAGATGAGCGATGATGACATCGCTATTGCACAGCAGATCGACCAGCAGGCGCAAGCCTTGCAAATGCAGATGCAGCAATTGGATCAGGAGATTCAGCAGTTGCAGTCTGAGGAACCGGAGATTAAGAAAATCCGGCCAATTCCTCTCTACACGAAGTATGGCTTTATCCCTGCCCCCGATGGGTCGTTCTACGACATTGGTTTCGGCCAGCTTCTCGGCCCGCTGAATGCTTCGGTCAACTCTATTCTCAACCAGTTGATTGACTCTGGCACGCTTCAGAACGGGTCGCAGGGCTTCTTGGGCAAGGGCGCGAGAATGAAAGGCGGCAAGATTCGCTTTGAACCTTATCAGTGGCACAAGGTCAACGTGATGGGTTCTACCCTCCGCGATTCCATTGTCCCGCTGCCGATGAACCCGCCCTCATCAGTCCTTTACCAGTTGCTCGGCCTGCTGATTGACTTCACGAAGGACTTGTCATCGGTCAATGATGCGATGCGCGGTCGTGACATGGGGCAGAACACCCCCGCCTACAACATGGAGGCGATGTTGCAGCAGGGTATGCAGGTGTTCTCCGGCATCTTCAAGCGCGTTCACAAGGCATTGAGGAAAGAGTTCCAGCTTCAGTACAACCTGAACGCTGCCTACCTGAACCCCGAAGAATACTTTGCCACCCTTGATGGCGAGGGCAAGGTGCTTCAGAGCGACTATTGGGGCGACCCGAAGGACATTTACCCCGCTGCTGACCCGAACGCATTCTCTCAGCAGGAGAAGCTGGTCAAAGCGCAGTTCCTTGCGCAGCGCGCAATGACGGCACCAGGCTATGACTCGACTAAGGTTGAACTCCGCTTGCTAGAGTCGATGGACATTGAGGACAGGCAAGAGGTTTACCCGCTCGGCCCGAACGGCCAGCCTGCCATTCCCCCGCCGTCCAACCCTGAAATTGAGATCAAGGTTGCTGAAGAACAGCGCCGGACGAAGGAGTCTCAACTTCGTGGTGAGATTCAGGCCGCTACGGCTGAAGCAGACATTCTGCTGAAAGAAGCGCAAGCGGCGAAAACGATTGAAGAAGCCTCTGCGATTGGTGACTCGACCGCAGTGAAGCAGTACGAAGCAGTCACAAAGCGCCTCAAGGAGTTGAGGGAATCCTTGAGCGCACAGCAAGAAACCCTCAGAGGAAACAAGTCAGATGGAGATAACGAATGAACTCTTGGACGAGTTCTTTGACCACCCCGTCACGGGGCACCTGTTCGCGTTAATCAGTAAGCGGCTTTCCGTTGCTGAAGATTCGCGTGAAGCAGCGTTTATCCGTGGCAACCCGTACCTGACAGCTGAGAACAATGCGTACCTTTCCGGTGCCATTGCCGAGTTGTCGGTTCTGGTTGACGCCTTGAACGAGGAAGATTTGGAACTTCTCGTTTGGGAGGAAGAAGAAGATGACAGTGAATAATTCTGGCATCGAGCCTGTTGGCGACAGGGTGGTAATCAAGGCAGAGCCGATTGAGGAAAAGACCAGTGGTGGAATCCTCATCCCTGACCCTGAGCGTGCAAAGCATGGCAACTCTCAAGTGTTCGGTCATATCGTTGCGATTGGGCCGGATGCGTGGAGTGACTATTCGGAGCCGTTCGCAAAAGTGGGTGACAGGGTGATTTTTGCCAAGTTCGGCGGGCTTTTCGTTGACGGCGAGGATGGCGAGGAATATCGCATTTTCAACGATGTTGATGTGACTGCCAGAGTGAGTGATGGCGTGCGTTACGCCGGATTAGAACCGAGGAAGAAAAAGTATGGACACTGAAGCAGAGGCAAGAAAGCAGGGTTGGGTTCCGCAGGACGAGTGGCGAGGCGACCCTGAAAAGTGGACTGACGCGGAAACTTTCGTTGAGCGTGGCGAGAAGATCGCCGGTATTGCAACGAAGCGCGCTAAGGAACTTGAGCAGCAGTTGGGTGAACTCAGCCAGAAGGTTGAGCAACTTCAGTCTGCGAACGCCGAGTTCGGTGAGTTTCACCGTGAGTCGATTGCGAAAGCAAGGGCAGAGCGCGATGCCGCGCTTGAGCGATTGCGCAAGGAGCAGGCCGAGGCCATTTCCGAAGGGGATGGTGAGCGGTTCCTTCGTGTGCAAGAAAAGATTGACCAGCAGAGTCGCCAGCAGCCCGCCCAGGAGGCTTGGGCTAAACAGTGGGCGCAGGAGAACCAGTGGTACGGGACTGACAAGGTTCTGACCGCTGCCGCTGATGTCATTGCTCAGGATATGCGTGCAACGACAAGCCTTCAGGGCAAGGCGTTTCTTGACGAAATGAAGAAGCGACTGGCTGAAGAAATGCCGCACAAATTTTCAAACCCCAACCGTGGGCAATCTGTCACGGCGGGTAAGAGTGAGAGTGTAGAGGAAGATGCCTCCCCGAAGAAGCGCACGTTTGACGCACTTCCGGCTGATGCGAAAGCTCAGTGTGATAAGTGGGTCAAGTCCGGTCTGTTCAAAGACCGTGCCGAATACGTAGCGCAGTATGAGTGGGATTAACAGGAGTTAGTAATGGAAAAATCCACCAAGAGAGAGCGGGTAACATTCAACGGTTCGCGGCGCAAGCTGCAAGGCGCTGAATTGAAGAAGGATGCGGGCCACTGGGTTCTGCGATGGGTGAACGATGATGGTGATCGTCTTACCGATATGCAGGCGCGTGGTTACGAGTTCGTCTCGCCCGACGAGATTACGGGTTCCGTTGGTGATCGTGAGATTCACGGCGGAAGTTCTGACCTCAACAACAAAGTAAGCCGAATAGTAATCAAAGACCGCTCGAATCCTGTACGTGGCTTCCTGATGAAAATCCGCAAGGAGTTTTATCTGGAGGACAAGGCCGAAAAAGCCAAAGAGACAGACAAGGTAGACGAGGCGATTCGTGGCGGCCAATCTGGTGGAGCATCCGTTGCTAACCAATACGGCGATGTCAGCATGACAAGTCGTAGGCAATGACGCTCTTGCAATAAATTCCTTTTGGAGTATTTATCATGGCTTTTGGATTTAAGCCGGTACGCTACCGTGATGGTACGCCGTATAGTGGCGCTGCACAGCGTTGCTACTACAAGACTGCGGCAAACCTTTTCGTTGGTGATCCGGTCACTATTAGCGCGGCCCCTGACGGCGGCAACGGCTACCTTGAAGTTGAAAAGGCGACCGCTGGCGCAGCGTTCTACGGGGTTGTTGTTGGCATTGAGCCTATCGTCACCGACCTGTCCAAGCAGTATTTGGCATCGGGCGACACGGGTTATGTGCTGGTTGCAACCGACACCAACCTGATTTTCCAAGCGACAGAGGATGCCGACACTGATCCCCTCGACCTTGTGGACATCGGCAAAAATGTCGACTGGATTGCAGGCGCAGGTGGCAGCACCGCGTATGGCACTTCCAGTGCTTGCATCGACTCATCGTCGCACGCAACGACCGCGCTCAACTTCGCCCTTCTCGGCCTCGCAGACATCCCTGGCAACCTTGACAAGGTTGGCACGGCGGATGCGATTTGGGAAGTCACTATCAACGAAAGTATTGCCGCGCCTAACACGGTTGGCATTTAAGGGAGTAAACAGTAATGGCTGTTATCAATACTGGTAATCACCCTAAAGCCCTGTGGCCGGGTGTAAAGGCGTGGTTTGGCGCCAAGTACGACGAGCATCCTACGGAATACACTGAGTTGTTCGACGTTCAGTCGAGTTCTCAGGCGTGGGAAGAAGATGTTCTGCAAACGGGTTTCGGTTTGGCTCCTGTCAAGCCGGAAGGTTCGGCAACGGTTTATGACTCTCATACGCAGGGTTACATCAGCCGCTACACGCACGTTGCTTATTCTCTCGGTTACATCGTTACCCGTGAGGAACTGGCCGACAATCTCTACGAGAAGGTTTCGATGGCTCGCGCAGGTTCGCTTGCGTTCAGCATGAAGCAGACCCGTGAGAACGTCGGTGCCAACGTGTACAACCGCGCTTTCAACAGTTCGTATGTTGGCGGTGATGGTCTGGAACTTCTTTCCACCCTTCATACGCTTTCGACTGGCGGCACGTTTGCCAACGAACTGTCCACCGCTGCTGATCTTAGCGAAGCCTCTCTTGAGGACTTGGTTATCCTGATTGGTCAGGCTGTGAATCCGAAGGGCCTTAAAATCAGCCTTCGTCCGACGAAGCTGATTATCCCTGTGGAGGAACAGTTCAACGCGATTCGTATCCTCAACTCGGTACAGCAGAACGATACGGCGAACAACGCCACCAATGCTCTGCGAGTGATGGGCGCGATTCCGTCGATGACGGTCAATCACTACCTGACAGATGACGATGCATGGTTCGTTCGGACTGATGCACCGGAAGGTCTGAAGTGGTATGACCGCGAGGGCGTTGAGTTCACGAAGGATGAGGACTTTGACACCGATAACGCTAAGGCTAAGGGCTATATGCGTTTCTCGGCTGGCTGGTCTGACCCGCGTGGTCTGTACGGCTCGGAAGGCGCTTAACGGCACCAAAGGAACCCCCGCTTCGGCGGGGGATTCCTCTTTTTTTATTTTGTGTCCCTGACGGGTAAGCCACGGTTTGAATCCGTGGGGCACCAGGAGATTTGAAATGTGCTTAACTGCATTCCCCAATGGCGTTGATACCAGCGTAGTTCGCGACGGCGTTCGCAAGACCGCAGCGTATACCGTTGTTGCCAACACCGAATCTGGCAAGACTTTCTACATTGATAGCGGCGCCGTGACTTTCACCCTACCGGCCATTGCTGACGGTCAGGTTTTCACGTTCGTCAACATGAACCCTGATGGCGCGGCTGCACTGACGATCAGCCCGAACGCTAACGACGGCATTCAGTATAAGGGCAGCAAGACCGACGATAAAGACCTCATCAACACTGCCGCGACCGCCAAAAAAGGCGATTACGTGAAGGTTGCGGCCATAGAGTTGTCTGCAACGTCAGGCGCATGGAGCGTTACCGACGTTTCGGGCGTGTGGGCCAAAGAGGCTTAATGCATGGCTCGTTCAGGGTCTAAAAACTTCACGTATACCAGAAACGACATCATCAAGGCGGCTCTGCGCAAAATCGGAGAGTACGACCCTGGTGAGTCTCCCGGCGCCGATGAGGTTGCAGACGCTGCCTTTGCTCTGAACGGGCTTATTCAGGACTTTATCGTGGAGGGCGCCGACATCTGGCTCCGCGAGGAACTGACGTTGTTCGTCCAGAAGGGTCAGGCGCTTTATTCTGTCGGCCCTTCTGGCGACCACGTTACCTCGTCATACGGCGAGACAACCCTTTCCGCTGATGAAGCGTCAGGCGAAACGGTGCTTTCCGTTACGTCCGTGACTGGCATGGTTGTTGGCGACTACATCGGTGTCAAGATTGATGATGGCTCTATTCACTGGTCAACAATCTCGTCAATCGGCGCATCCACGGTGACGATTGCATCGGCAACAGACGGCGCAGCCTCATCGGGCAAAAAGGTATATTTCTACACGACGAAGGCTTTTCGGCCTCATTCGTTGCTGAGTGATGCAATTGTACGCAAAAGCACATCGGGCATTGACTCGTCTATCACCCTCATCGGTGAGGAAGAATATTACACGCTGTCTGATAAAGATCAGAACGGCGTCCCCACGCTGGCTTTTTACAAGGCCACGCTCGATTCGGGAAGTCTGCGCTTATGGCCTGCGGGTGATGGCACTGACGATAAGGTTGTTTTCATTGCTAATTATTATCCTGATGATTTTGATGCTGCTTCCGATAACGCTGATTTTCCGGTGGAGTGGTGCAATGCTCTGATATGGGGGCTGGCGGCAGAACTTGCGCCGGAGTACGGAGTGTCGGAACGCCGAATCATGTACATTGAGAAGAAGGCGGCGCAGAAACTTCAGGGGGTTCTCGACTTTGATGTGGAGAACGCGCCCGTTCAGTTTGAGGCGGACATAGGTGCGGCTTAGGCTATCAGGCGGCTCACTTCAGGGCCGCTCATCAGCATCAGCTTCTCAGGAAGTCATTAACCTGTTTCAGGAGCGCGGCCAGGATGAGCGTTCTGAGCCGATTCTTGTCGGCATCCACGGCGGAACGGTATTCTGCACCCCTGAAGATGGCGAGGTTCGTGGCCTTTACGCTCACGGGTCGTATCTCTACGCCGTTGTTAACGGAAGTTTCTACCGGATTCAGGCAAACGGCAACGCGCAGAAGGTCGCCGGTATCGGGTCATCGTCCGGCCCCGTTAAGATAACGGACAACGGCAACCAGATCATCATTGCGGATGGCGGGCCTCTGAAGGTGTGGGACATTGCAACGTCAACCATGACGGCTGCATCTTCCCCCGGTACGTCGGTTGCCGACTTCATTGATGGATACATCGTGTATATCAATGATGGCACGGGGCAGTTCAACTATTCAGAATTGTATGATGCCACTAACCTACCGGCTCTAAACTTCTCCACGGCTGAAGGGGCGCCAGATGACCTTGTGTCTCTGATTGTAGACCGTCGTGAGATATGGCTGCTTGGCGAGAGGACTACTGAGGTCTGGTACAACGCTGGTGGCGTTGACAACCTTTTCCAACGCTTCCAGAGCGGCTTTCAGCAGATGGGCTGTGCCGCCAAGCATTCCGTTGCCCGCCTTGACAATGCCGTTGCGTGGCTCGGCGTGAATGAGTACGGAAGCCCTGTACCCGTCATATCTCGTCAGTACGCGCCTGAACACCTAACGGCCCGCGACCCACAGGTCGCTTATCAAATCTCCACTTACTCAAGAGTCGATGACGCAATAGGCTACTCATACCGATTTGAGGGGCATGAGTTCTATGTTCTCACGTTTCCTTCAGAGGGCGTTACATGGTGTTATGACATTACAGAGGGCGAGTGGCACAGGCGGGCGCATGAGATTGATGACGAGTTCCCGTCCAGAGAACGGTTCAATTGCCATGCCTATGCGTTCGGCAAGCATTTCGTCGGTGACTTTGAGAACGGGAAAATCTACCAACTCTCGTCCAGCGTCTACACGCTAGATGGGGAGATCATCCCGAACGTGCTAACGACGCAGGGCATGAAGGATGCAGATGAAGATCGCGTTCATGTCAGGCTTGTCCAACTGACGGGCGAGGAAGGCGTTGGCGGCGATGTTGCCCTATCTTATTCAAGGGACGGCGGGCATACGTTCACAAACGAG